TCATTCAACTGGTTTTGATTTGGTTTTACCACCTGCTGCTCTTTTTTTACGTCCGGCACAATGTGCTTTCTGAGAGAAACCTTTGGGGTTAGAACAGTCAATACTCTTTTTATATTTATTAGACCAATCTTCTTGAAACTTATTAAAAGTTTTCATCCCCCATTCCCCCCATTACCACCATTGCCGCCACCGTTACCACCGTTACCGCCATTGCCCCCATTACCATTTCCATTACCATTCCCAGAGTTCCCATTTCCGTTAGAACTTCCGTTACCGTTACTGTGGCCATTACCGTTTTTGTTAGAGTGTCCTCCACCGAAGTACCTGCTTCCGTAATACTTTGTGGTTGTGGTGCCTACACCAACACCTTCTGCTATTTCTAGAAAAATTTTGAGAGTTTTCATTATCCGTCTAATGCGATAGCAAGTCCGAGAGATACACCGCCAAGATCATTCCAAGACGTTCCGTCAAAGAATTGCATCTTTTTATCTGTGCTATTATATATCATTGATCCTTCTAAAGTGGAAAGACCAACTCGCTGAGCGGTTGTTAAAACTGGTGGAGTAAACAGAGTAGAAACTTGAAGATTAGTAGATGTTACTACTCCAGCAAAATTAGCATTTCCATTTGCCTCAATGGTGGCACCTACACCAGGACCACCAAGATAATCATATCCTACGTTAATGCCACTTCTCGCGGTGACAACTCCAATAGAATCAACGTTCTGAATGTTTTCTTTGAATACTGTTCCTGCGATAGAAACATCACCTTCAAAATATGCAACGATTGAAGATCCAGCACCTGCTGTCGAAGATCTTCCAACGTATAAAGAATATTCTGATCTTGCTGTGGTAGCAATACCGACGTTTTTGGTGGTATGAATACCAGCAGCAGTTGCAGCCCAAGTTCCTGCTGCACCAACTGTTACCTCAGAAAATTTAAAACTATGACCACTAGTTCTTCCAAGTCCAACATCGACTTGGAGATACATTCCATCATAGGCATCCAGGTTAGTTGCTATGCCAACAATGTCATCAAGATATTGTAGTTTAGTTTCACCACCGCCACCTAGTGCAGCGATCTGTTCTTGTATTCTACCAACAAATAATCTGTAATGTTTTTGAAGATCATCAAGTGTTGCAAAGTTTTGATCCGTTGGTGTTAATGGATCTTGACCTTGTTTTGTGTTAGCAGGTTCTGCTAAACTTTCAGTCAAATCTTGCTGAGTTCCTTTTAAATCATTAACAATCTTGTATAACTCAGCAATATTGATTACGTGAGAATCAAACTTTTTAGTTAACTCTGAAAGATTTTTTCTGAGTCCAATAACGTCATCATCATAATATTTTACTTCTGGCAAAGAAGCAATTTCATCTTTTAAATTGTCAAAGTAATTTAAAAACTTCTCACTGATTTCTTTATCAGATTCATATGTTTTTTCTCTAAGTTCAAGAACCTGTTTATTAACGTTTTGTTTTAGAGAATTATAATGACTTAGGATTTGTTTCTTTAATTTTCTATCATCATCTTTAAATTCATGATGATGATCCCAAATCTTAATCGCAGTTTCTTTTAACTCTTCATATATTTTGTTCTTAGTATTTTCTAAGTTTTCTGTAATTTCTTTTATATCAACTCTGGTCTCAAAGTCCTTCGTGCTTATTGACTCTGTGAGTTCTTGAACCTCATAGTTGATCTTATTCTTGATCTCTTGAATACTATCGCCTACTTTAGTGAAGTCATCATCAATTACACTAAATGTTTTTCCGATCCATGAAAAATCAGGGACTTCATTAACTTCATTGACCCATTTGGGGAACTTGGGAATTGATGCCTTTACCGCATCAACTGCGTCGCAAATTGCTTCAATTTCAGCATCGTAATATTTTACTTCAGGTAGATTTGCTAGTGCAGTTTGAAGATTATCAATTCTATCTTCAATGACACCAACTTGCTCATCATAATATTTTACTTCGGGCAGATCTTTAATCTGCTCCTTGACCAGATCAATCTGATCACAAATAGCCTCTACTTCGTTATCATAATACTTTACCTCTGGTATAGAACCAGAGATTTGACTAACTTGCTCCGCAAGTGCTTTTAGTTCTTCATCATAATATTTGATCTCCGGAACATCCGGTATATCTCTTCTTACGTCATTAATGAGACGGAGAACTTCTGTGAGATCTAAATCTTCTGCGATCTCAGGTTCTTCTACTATCTCTTCGACAATTTCTTCTTGCTCTATGTAATCATCAATAGAGGGTAACTCTTCTTCAATTATTGCGTCTTCAACTGATGGAAGTTCGTTAGATTCAACGAACTCATCTATAGAAGGTAAATCCTCTCTAGACATTTTATGAGTATCTTAGGTACTTCGGGATTCCTCTCCCAGATTTATTTATCGTCTTCCTTAAGTCCGGACTTAAGAAGTTTTGATAACTCGGCAGTAGATCCTACAAACAGAGCATTATTGACGGTGGATGGACCCTTTGATTGCTTCTCTTCTTCCACATCTTTAAGTTTTTTCTGAAGTTCCATCAGTTTATCTGTGGCATCAGCAACGTTTTTAATTAATTGTCCTGCCACCTCATATGCTCTAGGCATTTCACTTTCTTGAGCCAGTTCAAGAATGCCATTTAATGCTTCCTGTCCTTTTTCAATAATGGAATATAAATTCCCACGAGTATACTCGTAGTCCTTTTTGACATCCTCAGTGGAGTCCTTTATCTTTTCAATTTTTCTGGTGACACTTTCCTTTTGAACAATGTCTCCAGTGACATTGAAAGCATCATTAAGTTCATCAAATTTTGACATCAGTTGTAAGATCCACTAAATCCAAAGTCGTCACCCTCTTCAATGAGAGCATTGTCTGTCGTTGTTGAGTTAGCATCAAAGGTGATCTTCTTGACCGGATCTCCTCTGAGGTGAGATATAATTTGAGTATTATCTTCTCCTCTAATGACACTCAACTTATTACCATTAACAGTTCTAATCTTCATCTCCTCACCACCAACGTCAATGTAGTCATTTTTGACAAGTCCATGTCCATCTTCAACTTCAAAGGTTTTTTGTGATAGACCAACATCTGATGTTAGGTTCGTAGTAATATCCCCAGTGTAATTTTTGATCGCTCTTGGATAAGAGGAATAAGAAACTTCTCTGATGGTATTTGTTGTATCGGTGCCAGTGAGATAGTTGACGGTTGCCTTCTTGATAACATCTTTGGTAGCCGCAGTTGTAGGACCAAACATGTAAGTTTTTGCTGTAAATCTCAGAGTATAAAGAAGAACTCTTCTGGATGTAAAATCGCCTTCATACTCATCAGACATTGTGATGTTTTCCAACACCACTGGTATATCTCTTTTCTCTTTTATTGCTTCTACTAATTCAACTGTAAGATTATATGATGGTTGAAAATATGGAAGAATCTGTTCTACAATTTGAAGAGCGTCATCATTCAATTTACACATAATAGACAATTCAAATTGCATATTATATGGAACCGGCATATACGATTTTTTAATATCCGATCCATCATCTGGATTTTTTACCATGAACTGTTGAGTCGTGGTAACTTTTCTAGATGGATCGTATGTCAATCCGGTAAACTCAAACGACATTCTTGGAAGCGTAATTGCAGTCGGTTTGTTCAGATCAGGTGACTGCTCAATTCTCGCTAAAAACTTTTGTGTTGGTCCGTATGCTAATGGAACTCTTACAACGGAGTTTTCTTGCTTGATCGTAATCGCATTAAAAAGCGTTCCGAAAGCAATAATCGTCCTCCTTAAAATCTCGTTGTAAAAGTACTCAAACATATCTATGTACCAAGATTAACAATTATTTAGGGAATTCCGAAAGGATTCTGTTCAGAGAAGTCAAGAATATTGTCTGCAGCGTTCTCAATATCGAGATTATCTGCATACTCATCATTGTCTGGTTCGAGATTAATAATTCTGAGAGCATGACTTGCACCCGAAGTTGCGCCAACAATATCTTCTCCGTGTGTCCAGGTTCCGCTAACAGATGCGACCTCTAATATGTTTGTAGTTGAATCCCAAGTTCTAACCCTACCAGTGGTGCCACTCAGAGATCCTGTGACAATTTCGTTGAATATGAAATCGCCAGAAGAATCCATATCTGGTGCAGAAATGGTGATGCTGCCGATAGAACTGTATCCAAGACCTGCGTTAGTCAAATTGATAGCAGAGATGCTTCCAGAGGCACTCAGGACCGCTGTGGCTGCCGCTGAGACGGTGGTAACGCCAGATAAGAATACTTCGTCATTAAATGTAATAGTTGGTGATGTGGTGTATCCAGATCCACCAGATTGAACTGTAACAACTCCAACAACACCGTCTCCAATCTTAGATGTTGCAGCAGCACCAACTCCACTACCACCAATGAAACGAATTCCTGGTGCAATAGTATATCCGGCACCCGGATTTGAAATGTCAACTCTTTGAATAGATCTAGATCTTGGATTGGCACTATTATTACAGACAACAATACCACCGATCACTTGACCAACAGTTGCAATTCCTGTCGTTCCTCCACTTGGTGCAGAGGAGACCCCGACAGTAGGAATACCGATGTATCCAGATCCTCTGTTAGTAATGGTAATCAATCTAACACCACCAGAGGTTACAATACCAGTAATTGCAGTTGCCGTTGCCCCAGTTCCAACCAGAGTAAGTGTTTGCGTTACACCTTGAATCGTATTGATTCCATCATCAGTGAGTCCATCAGAATCATCACCTACCAGATTATTATCAATCTCGTCAATGCCGGTTGCAATAACCTCATCCTCATAGCGGAAGAGTTCGCAATATAATTCATAGATGTAAAGATCTTGTAATTGATAATATGGTTTTGCGTATTCAATATCTTTGATTTCATAAACTCTATCGTCTAGAGGGAACCAAATCAAATCTCCACTCTTTGGTCTTGTCGATAGTTTTATATTTGCTTGATCTTCAATCAGTGGCGTAATATAATTTTCAAATCTCTCTCTAGAGATAATCAATCTAACTTCATCTTGAGATTGAATTCCAAACTTCGTTAGAAGATTACCAGCTCCAGAATACTGATCATAGTTGTCAACATATGCCTCAAGAGGTAGAGCAGTATCAAATGTTGACTGAACTACTTCCTTTATAATACTTTTTTGAGTTACATATTTTCTGGGTAGATAAAAAATATCAACACCATACATCCTCAACTGCTCGTTGATCAAATCCTGAACAAGGTTCTGTTCAGACGATGTGCCTTGAGTAAAGAATGGATTGAGCATTATCCTATAAAGTCAAGAGGGGGAATTTCGTAAGTATTGGACATTTGCTCTCTAATTATTTCTAAATCTTTTTCTGCATCATCATAAATTTGACGGCCATTTAGTTCAATACCACCTGGAAGTTTTACTCCCTGGAACTTCATCATATTTTGACCCCACTGCCGTTTGATTAGTGCAGTGAGATATCTCTTCAAAAATGAATCATTATAAACTCTCGAAAAATCAGCAGGATCTACAATTCTCCAACAATCAATGACTAGGTAGTCATCCTTTGATAATGCTCCAAAGTCAACATCAAGATATAATCTGTTTTGTCTTTGGTTAAACCTAATTTGTTTTTCTGTATTCAACAGATAATCAATATCTGACAAATATGTTTTTGTCATTGCATAAGACAGTAGTTCCATCGACCCAAAGAAATACATGTCATTTAGGAACAACTGATACTTGACACTAAACATATTGTTAGTGGCAGTATTAGATCCGTCATATCTAAAAACTTTATTGATTCCAATAACTGCTGGAGGAACTTCTAAGTAGTTGCTGTTCTCTTCAAATTCAAAAGTTACATTAGATCCATCAATACTAGATGTGGCACTTGAAGTGGTGATTCCTGCAGTTTGATTATTTCCTCTCGCTCTTCCTCTGTCAATATCTGCTTGAGTAACTTTATATTTCAGATATGTCTGTATGACACCATCAAAATGTCTCTCTTGAAAATACTGTAGCGCATCATCAACTAAATCACTTACTTGCTCATCGGCAACATTAATTTCCAGGACTGGAGCACCCAGCTGCCTTTTGCAGTAATCAATTAGTTCTTGTCTATTGGAAGGTTGCGCCATTTATACTACTATTCCTATATGGTATTTATGGTGCTGATGCTATTCCGGGATAAACATATATCTGACCATTTACAAGATTGTAAAGAGTCGATCCGGAACTAACCAACACAGTATATCCATATCTACCTTGAGATAAATCTCTAGTCGATGTTGACCCAAGAGAGATCTTCATTTTACCATCAGCAGCACTAGTGAATCCAACAGTGAATGTTGCAGATGCACCTAAAGTTGCTCCAATAGCAACACTCTTACTCATTTGAGAAGATCCAGAATATCCAGACAAATCAAAAGCGGAGTTTGCTGTATTCAATATATTAAAATTAGCAGTAAAATCTGCACCAGAATACATGTCCAGATTTACTGAAAACGGAACTCCCGAATCAGGATCAAAAGTAACGTTCTTAGTTGCCATCTGCGATTCCTACAATTTGCATAGTTTCTTGCTGTTTATAATATAGTTTGGCGAATGACTTTGCAATATTTTTAAGTTCATCACGATCATCACATTTATCTATATCAGTTGCAATCTTCTGATATGCAAAACTTTTAGATAAATTGCTAAGTTCTATGTTATCGGGGTCCATTAATTAACTCCTTTAGTAGCGACTTAATTTCATCAATTTCATTCTTAATATTAGCAACTTCATCCTCAACTGATTGTGCCTTTTGATTCTTTTCCATTTTGTATTTACGTTTAGCAATATACTGATCGTATTCAAATTGATTCACATTAATGATGGCACTTGTTTCAGGGTCTCTGGCTAAATCGCCATGACCCTCTATCTTATATTGTGTCATTATGCAAGTGCCATCACTCTCAGGTCTTTGACTCTAGGGACGTAAACCTGATCAGTTGAGGTAAGAACAATTTTTATTCTGTATGACTTGAATGCAGGCAGATCATCCATTGTAAATGTATAATCTCTGAATTGCAATTCTTGACCAGTGAATCCATAAGTATTCGTCTTAGTGACAAATACATCAGATTCTCCATTGTTATTTTCAATAGAGATGACCCGACCACGATCATCCAAATTAGAATATCCAGGGAAAGGAACAAAGATTGGTTCAGATCCAGGCTCATTGTTGATAGCATAGAATACGCGGATGTCTGAATTTGTATTGACATGTCCCGCAAGAAGAACTTTCAGACCCGTGGCAGAATTTTCAAGAACAACCTCTTTAGAGATGTATTGACATGCATTAGGATCATTTAGAGCAGAATTTACTCTGCTATCAGTTGCAAAATTAGATACTGGATTGTTGATTCTATTAGAAGTAAGAATCGCACTTACTCTTTGAGCATCGATTACAGGACTTACTTTTGTATCCAAGGTAGTCAGTGTCAATCTCATGTTCATTGATTTTGAACCAGGAAGATTTGATAATTTAGCATCTTCATTTACCTTGGAGAAGATAGCGCGAGAAGAATCAAAGTAATTTGCTTCATTCAAAACAATTGGTTCAAATCCAGCATCAATGTATGGAATTTCTGATCCATCCAAACTCTTAGATGTCACTGTTCTAATTTCAGCAGTAAGGCTTGTCTCCTGAACGCTGAGGTTTTGAACTAATGGTGTAATTAACTCAAACGGCATGTTTTGAGTTGCTCTAGTTTTGTCGCCACCAGTTGACTTTGTTTGATTGATGTAAAGTTTTGGATACCCAACATCATTGCTTCTGTCATCATTATCTGTGTTGAATTTCGTAGACATATCAACCTTGACATCATATGAGTCAAAGGTGATTGGATCAGTTGTCGTTGCATCAGACAGAGTGTGTGTTTTATTGATTCGATGAAGATTTACTCCACCAAGTTCATACTTAAACACAGGAGTTCCAGTAGGATAGTTTGTTGCACCAGTTCCTCTAACGATGTTTCCACCAACAGTGTTACCATCAACAGAGGTATATTCAATAACTTCATCACCAATTAGCAGATATCCAGCATTAGTTGTTCCAACACCCACATTTTCAAAGGTTGCAAACTGTGATGCATTTTCAACTGACAAGGAAGAAACAGAAGAATCTGTATATGGTGCAGTCAATTTGGTTGGTTTAACATCTGGTTTGACTCCAGAGATTTGAACTCTGTTATCTCCATAATACATGCCATGGTTTTTGTGATCTACGGTAAAGTGTAAACCGTCATTGATAATATCAATTTCGCCAATTTGAACATCTCCACCATTTGTGTATCCGAGTTCAGTTGTGATTCCTGCACTAGAAACATACATGATTGTGTTTGCAGTTCCAACAACAAACTCACCTTGTACGTTATCGAGAATCAGTTCACTCGTGCTTCCGATTGATGTGATAGACAATCTAGCATTAGTGCCAAGATTCTTAAAGTCATTGGATCCGATGGTTGAAATACCAACGATGTCACCAACTTGATATCCTGTGCCACCACCATTGCTGATAGTTGCGCCAGATGCGACAATGGATCCGTTAGAAATCGTGATGTCAGCAGTTGCTCCTCTTCCACTTCCAGTGATCGTAACCAAATTAACATTATCGTATGTTAAAGTGCTTGCAGAGGGAGTATATCCAATACCCGCATTTTGAATGGTAATACTTGCGAGTGTTCCAGCAGTTCCAACCAGATTACCAGAGGCATTAGTTCCTTGCTGTAAAACATTATTACCAAGTTGTAAACCGCTGTCATGAACTGTTGTTCCCAATCCAACTCTAATACTTCTAGATTTAAGGTTGATAGAGTTTGGCATCAGTTTAGGAATCTGATTATTGCCTTGTGTCAACTGTGGGTTGTAGAATTCTACGTTTCCAGAATTGACAAACTCTGCTCTATAGAGAGTAAACTTAAGATCTTCCCATTGGCTTGGTTCCCAAGTTGAAGCATTCTGCGACTTAAACAGAGATCCAAGATATGGTTGATTAGAAATAAATGTGTCACTCAGAAGATCGTTCTCACCAATACGAGAAATGTATACACTATATTTGGTGGAGTTGGATGCTAAACATATAGCATATTCAGTGTTTCCACCTTCGAGATAGACAGGTGCTTTAAACTGAACAGTAGTTGCTACAGATCCATCAGGGGACACATTAATTTCACCAGGATCAAGAACAATTTCTGAGAATGGAATAACTCTTTGAGTTGGGAATCCATTCTTCATCGTTCTCAATTGGAAGACGAGAGGGATATCCATATCGTCTTTTGATCTGAAGAATACATCACAACTAGTAACAAATACACCAGTAGGATCTTCAACTAAGAATGATTGTGCAAGGGGATCATACCAACCAATCTGTCTTTGTTGTTGTCCACCACTACGTCGATTAATTACATTCGTTTGAGTTCCAAGATCTCTATTAAGGGATCTTTCTTGGAATTCTTGTCTATTTTCAACTCTAGCATTTCTGACAGAAACAATGTTTTCCTGAACTGTCTCTAAAGTTCCCTCAGCCGTAAAGGTTTCTTCAGTAATCGTTGTTGCGATGTCTTGATCATTATCCTCATCATTAATTAAAGTAAGAACGCGACCACCTGTTTCAAATCTTGGGTGATTCAGATTGTTGGGATTGGGTATGAAGTAACTACCGATTAAGGTAGCAGACAGATCAGATATCAATCTAACATTTGTGATTGTTGCTTGAGCACCACTAGTGGATCCAGTCAGAACCATGTTAGATCCAACCCATCCACTAAAAGCACCTTCTCCCTGTCTTTGTAAGGAGAACGTATCAACGTTCAAGATATTTGAAGTCGATGAGTATGTAGATGCTAAAGGAGTGTTGGTGTATGGGTTATCGGGATAAACCTTAGTTGCAGCATTATAAGGACCCTCTCTGTGATTTGATTGAGCCACTCTGAAAGTGATTGCAGGAGTAACGTCAGTATTTGCTTCACCTAATCCAGTTTGAATAATTCTGCCAGTTACAGTTTCTCCAACCTGGAAAGTTCCTGAGGTCATTGAAATCTCAAGAAGTTTTGGTACACAATACTTAGTAACATCAATACCATCAAAGAAAGCATATAATCTTGTTAATGGTTTTACTCTCTTAGCAACAAACTGAATATTTCTGGATCTCATGTAAGGAATAAGATCTCTACTTACAGTTCTATCACCAACCGAGGTCCTATCAAACTGTTCTGTTACTTGAATTTGTGAACCTGTTCTTGCTTGGTTGGTAGTTTCAATTGTTCTTGTAACTTCTTCAGTAATAACTGTTTCCTCGGTTGTTTCCCACAATTGAGCAATACCACTTCCACCATTGATCCAACCACCAATACCAAAGGTATTAATACGACGGTTTTCTGTTCTTGTTCTAGTTCCAAGATCCTGTGTTGAAGTTCCAACCCAAGTTGTCTCCCATGCATTCCAAATAATTGGACCAAGACCTGTTTGTGGATCTACTCCTTCAGTTTGAGACAAACGATTCAGTGTAGATGCATAATCACCTTCAACATCAATAATCTTAGGATCTAAACGAACAGTATCAATCCAAGTGTCTGATGCAGGAGTCAACTCCATAGTTCCCTGCCAGAAACTAATCAAGAACGGAGTAACACTCTCAGTTCTCGTTGCAAAAGATTGTTTAATATATTCAGTTTCGTTATAATCAAGAGTGATTATATCATTTTCTTTTCTTACATTGATGCCTTCAATAGGAGCAAAATCAACATCTTCTGTTGCATCAGTGTTAACAACTGGACCAAAAATAAGATCAACTGAATTTGTATAATGTCTAGGTCTTAGTTCTTTTCCAGATCTATCAATACTATTTTTAATTTGTAATCCAGATTCTTGTGGTTGGAATGATGTGAAATTATCTACAAAGAATCCTGACTTAAATCTATTGAGTCCCTCACTATCTGGGATAAACAAATTAGCAGTATTGGTTTCAAGAAGAGAAAGTGAAGTATAGTATTCAAGGTTTTGAATTCTATTTTCCAGACCCTTAATGTCCTTCATCTGGAATCTCTTATGCTCTAAGAAGTTAAGAGATATTTGACTTATATGGTAGAGATATGGAGGTAAAACCGCTGTTGCGATTTCTAAAGCATCATCGACAGCTCCAGGTTTTTCTGGTTTGTCTGAGGGAGTTCCATATTTGATTTGGAAAGCACCATCCTTTGTAAGGAAAATCCTATCAATTCTTCCTTGATAGTAAGAGAAAGTGGTTGTTAGATCTTCATCTGATGCAAGAATGTTACCAGCAGAATTTCCTGACCCATCAAAAGTTCTTCCTTTAAATTCTAGTGGAGATCTTGAATCCTCTGAAATTGTGTAATCAGAAACTCTAGGTCTGATATCAATAATATCGGAGACAGAAAGTCCTCCTGGACCAGAGAGATCTCTTGCATAGTTGAACTCATCATAAGAATTCACTGTTGTTAAATCGCCATCATCAGTCGATTCATAGAATCCATTAGAGAAGTAAACTTTTAATCTTCTAGATGCTGGATCAAACTCCGGTTTTCTCTTAATAAGTCCTTGATCATAGTAGGTTAGTTCTTGACCAGATCTAAAGGTGTATTCCCCAGAAATATCAAAACTGGGTGTGGAAAGCGTTGTAACTTGTGCCCGTACATTGGACTCAGCAAATACCACAGTTTCGCCTTCAACAAATCTATTTTGATTTTTGAATAAGAAAGCGATTTGCGAAGAAGTTAATTTTTCTGCTACAATGGCAACAGCATTACTAGTTTGACCAGTAATTAATTCTCCAACGATAAGTTCCTCAGTGGTCGTAGATGCGCTGTTGATGTTAGATAATGTTACTTTCGGTGCAGAAGGATTAGATGTATCTGCTGACTCAAAAATACCATGAATCTGAACTACATCAGGTGTATTGAGTGAGATTACTTCATCTTGAACTCTGGTTCCAAAAGGATAACCACCAAAAGTTAATCCATCATTTAGAGTAGTAGTTCCGACACCTGAACTTCTGTCAATAGAATTTACAATTGTGACTGAGTTAACTCTATTTTTTAGTTTTACCTTAGCCTTAGGTTTTGCTTTAATTACGGTAGCAACTAACTGAGCACCAGTATCATCAGATCCTAAGTTTCTAATCTGTAAAGATTTTGCTCCAGATAAGAAATCAAAACGATCTGCTGTTAAAACTTCATTTGTTCCATCAGTTCTGACAAGAGAATATCTCTCTTCATCAAAGGTGGCAAAAGTTTGATTCTCTCCAGCAGTTACAGCAGATGATAATTTGTTTCCAGAAATATTAACAGTAAATGTTTTTCTGATAGTGATAGTTGCATCAGTAAGATCAACGTTTGATACGTGATTCTTAGGTAGTTGTGTAAAGAGAGTATTATCAGAGGACGAAGTTAATTGTGTGGTTAGGATTTTGAAATCATTGGCAGTTACACCATTAGTGCCATATTCAGGAAGATTGCCGGAATACAGGTTGGTAACAGTTGTGACACCAGCGATTAAGAGGTGAGAAGATCCAACACTAACAACTCTAGCAGTGATTGGGTCGGTTGATCTTGTCTGATCACTATATTCTATAAGTCCACCTTCTTTAACCCCTGTTGGGAATAATGGATTAGTGCTTCTAACTGTGCTAAATCCACCAGAGAATGCTGTAATCGTCGCTATGCCAACATTTACTGCGGTTGATTGAATGACATCGGCACTGAAGGTTTGAAGTCCTACAGTTCCATCAAGTGAACCAAAAACAGATTTTACATCAGAAAGTGAGTGTGCTGTAACAGCAGTCGCAACCCTAGCAATAGTAGAACCATTTGAGTTGGTTCTAGAGAATATCAATCTTTCATCTTTTTGGAAATCTCCCTCACGATCATAAATTGTGACCGCAATGCCAGCAGTGACAGCATCCTTTAAGAATCCAGTAGCTCCACTATTCGCACCTTTTACATAGGTGGATGTTGCAAGGGTGACTGGTTCGTTAAGAGTGATATCTGTGACTGGTTGAACGTCATACAGGGCAATATCCCATTCATTTAAGTTAGGAACATTACTGTCATAAGATCCAGATTCTAATGCAAAATCATATACCCGAGCAAGTCCAATTTCATCACCATATGCCCCTCTTTGATTTGACCCTACTTTTTCACTTCGCAAACTTAAAACATAAGTATTGCCAATACCAACACTAGGATTGCCAAATACTCTATTCAGTTTGAGGGTTGGACCAGTGTTATAAATTAACTTTTGATTTTTTACTTCCTTCGTTGTTCTTGGTTTATCTGCATCTAAAAATATGGGAGAGTTAGTTTCTAACTCATATCCGCGAACAAATGCTTTACCAGGAGAGACCTTGTAAATCATGTTGTCATCAGAAGGAGTAACTCCACCGGGGGTGAGTTGACCTTCTTGGAAAATACCTCTATTTCCCTGATTATTGTTTAAGGACTCAAAAGCAGTAATGTCAAACGGTTTGACATAGTAATCCCCAGATTCTAAATACGTTCTTCTTGCAATCGTATCTAAAAGTTCAAAATTTCCACCATATGGATTATTTTCTCCACCTCTCTTTACCTGAGATCTAATAGCACCATCAACAATTGTTGCCAACTCAACAAAGTTGTCATCATTAAAATCATCTAATGCTTTTTTGAATAAACTTACTGAGATTTTTAATCTATCTGCTCCTGGAGCAGAATAGTTATTGAATCCCTGGGAGTTATCATTTAAGGTTTCGTCAAGGTCTGCATTGATTACTTCTTCGTTTACGAACAGACCAACTCTATAGTTTGGTTTATTTGTATATTGATCTAAGATCAGAGTTTCTCTGCTAACATTAACAAAGTTGCCACGAATGAAGTAAACACCGTCTTGAATCTGAAAAGATGATCCAGTAGCAGCTGCTCCAGATCCAAGCGTGATTGCTAAAGGCGCTCCTGCTGCAATCGTGCTATTTCCCAGCAAAGTTGATGAAATAGTTTGATTGCAAGTAATTCCCTCACCGTCTGAGAAAACCTGAGTTGCGTTATTTTGAGTATTTGAATTTAAGTAGTTGATGTAAAGAGTTAAATTACCTCTTTCAGAATCTTCTGGTAACAGAACCTTATCAACAAATGCTGTAACTCCAGAAACTTGTCCTGTGATTTTTGTTCCAACTAACTGATCAGCATACGCCGATACAGGGACTCCCTGATAAACATTGTTCAGTTGAACACAATAATACAGTTGAGTGTATCCAATATTACCAGGAATTACTCTAGCACCTTCTTTAAAAAAGTGCTGACCAAACTTTTCAATTTGATTTTGCAGTATCGACTGTAAGGTTGTCAGTTCTCTTGCTTGAACTGGATAACCCGGTTTAAATAGGACTTTATGGTAGTCATTATTCGCATCAAAGTCGTCGAAATATGGAGCTACGTTTAGATTCGTTTGCTGAGGCATAATTCTTTAGAACTGCAAAATAACTTTGATATCTTCTTTTTGATTAGACGATCTAGTGATAGATGGTCTGTTGTCAACGTATATGATATTTCCAGAGTATTTCTTAGCCTCTGGGGACGCAATACCATCAGTAAATGATTGACCAAGATAATACGTCCTACTATTTATTACTGTTGAGAGACCTGTGAAGGATGTATCAATTGCCAAATTAGACCCAGTTGACGGGACAATTGTGACGCTTCCACCAGTGTCTGGTGTGCTGGTAAATTCAACCAAATCAAATCCATATGTAGGATTAGTTTGTGCAGTTCCAACAGTGTTAAATCCAACCAAAGTTCTATCTTGCCAATACTTTAGAACTCCTGTAGTTTGATCGTAATTAATGACTCTACCAACAGCAGTTGATCCAGTGGCAACAGTTTGAGTAATAAAAGCATCAGCAGTAAATGTTGCTGTGCTATAACCAATTCCAGTTAATTTTAAGGCAGGTACAGCACTTGCTTTATCCAAATCTAAGTTTGCTGAAGATCCAAATGCTTCTGGATTCTCAACAACACCAACTCTTGCAATTTGATTTCCTGTTATGAAATCTGGGTTTTCAATATCATTTTCAATTCTAGAATAAAGGAGAACATTATATGCACCCAACTCTCGGTAAATATCAGCACCATGTCCGCCCTTTGGTGAAATAATCACATCAAAAGTTGGTCTGGTTGTTCCTGTTGGAACTCCACCAGCAACTAAATCAATGTTACCATAAGTGTAACCAGATCCTTGATTAGAAATAGTTACGGTTTCAACTTGCTGGTCATTATTAACAACAATCGTACACTCTGCACCTGATCCATCTCCTTTGATGGGAACTCTAGTATAAGTTAAATTAGCAGTTCCTACACCAACTCCACGATCTGTGATAGTTGCGATCTTAATAGATCCATCAACTGCATTATCTCTAACTGAAGAGTTATCAGTGCCAGTTGTCCAATCTCCTGGAACTGGCATAAAATCTGTAGAATCAAACTTAACGATATCGCTTGGTTTGATCGTAAACAGATATTTCCAAATATATCCATCACCACTAGTTCCAGCTGATCTTGGTTCTAGATCAGTAAACGTTGGTTCATCCAATGACGGTTTGCCATTTGGATTGTCCGGATCAATTCCGTTGTTTAAACAAATATAAACTCTGAAGTCACTATTTAAGACATAATAGTTTGCTGCGTACAGATTAGTTGCACCAGAAACTTTAGCAGTGTTAGTTCTGCTATAATCATGACGATACATGTCATATGTCGTTCCAGAAGACCAAGATCTCTTAGGAACAACCTGTCTTACATCAGATGAATTAATTTTCTTGAGAGCAATAATTGTGTCCCAATAATTGTTCTCTTCATTAAAACTATCTTTTGGAGATGGCGGATCAGAATCCCAATCACTTTGAATTTCGGTAGGGTTGGGAAGTCCAATAAAAGAATAATATGCATTATTCGCAGACCCTATACCCGAAACAAAGTTCTTGGCATTTAATATTCTAATCTGATCAGTTATAATGGCAGCCATTTGGACAGAGTTTTCTTATTATTTATTAGGTGTTAATTAAGTATAATTCTTAAATTTAAGTGATGCAGATCTTTGAACAATGGTTGAAGTTTCAATACCTGCAACGCCGCCACTGGTGTAAGATGTATAGGAGTTAACTCCAGATCTCGATGAAAGGAGAATCTTACCCCAATTATATATCCCGAATTCAGGAGAGGTTGTAATTCCTGATGTTGAACCGAACTTAAAGTTCTCAGATACTCTGGAGAATACTCTGCGAACATCAGTGAATCCAATTCCAGTTACGTTAATATTAACTGTCTCAACAGAGTGTGCCTGATAAACGTTATCGATAAAGGAAGATCCAATTCCGACCGTATTACCAGAAACATCTAGAGTTGTCAAGGTTGTCGTAGCAGATCCAACGTTGGAATTATAGATGGCGAAGAAGTCACCAGTTCCAATACCACTAACTGTCGTCACTCCAGTTACATTACCATCTCTGAGGAAGGAATCTCTTGGGATAAACAGATCAAACATCATGTGAGGATTGCTACTGACTGTTGTGGTTCCAAATCCTACGATGACCCCAGAATCACCTGCGTAGGAAGTAACAGAGTTTTCTTCCTCAAACGTTGTTGGTGGAGCAATCAATACCTCTGGAGGATCGACTTGAGTATATCCAGTTCCTGCATTAGTAATAGTAATTGCAGTAACAATACCAGCAGTAATAGAGGCAGTTGCCAAAGCCGTTGTTCCAACTCCAACAGTATTACCAATACTTACAGTTGGCGCAGTCAGATATCCAGATCCACCATCTGAAATTGTGATGGATGAGATTGTACCACCAACAGAAACCACAGCAGTTGCCGCAGCACCAACTTTTGTTCCTTGATTTCTAAATTTAACTTTATCTTGGAAAGTCAGTGATGTGTCATTTTCATTGATTGGATTAAAGAACGGTCTAATATTGTCAACATAAATCGCAGTTGATCCTACACCAACGGATTGAATAATATATGCGTAAGGATTAATTACTGGTTCATACAGTTCGCGATCTTTTCCAATACCTTTTTCATTGATAATCTTATCTTCAGTTTGGCGACACCATGTAACAGATCTCTCCAGTTCTGTATCAGCATTATTGCCAGGTCCGAAATAATTATTGGTTCCAACAACATCTGTTGACTTGACAACTTCAACAGTGCGAGGATCTTCAGTCATATATGAAGGTTGATCCAGATCAGGACTATGCTTGATAGTCAGTTCATCGCCAACTTTAACAGTTTCAATAATATTTCTAAAGACAACATCAACATCACCTGATCCTTTGTAGAACAGAATCTTAACGGTATCATCAACTTTGGGTGCTTCAGTAAATGTTAATGTGCTTCCTCCTGTAAATATATAACCCTCTCCAGGAACTTGTAGAATATCATTAACGAATACAAGAAGAACGTCCTGCACGTTAATGTTAGATCCCTTACCGGAGATAATAGAAATAGAATTTCCGCCAACCTGAAGTGGGAATGCAGTTCTAGATCCTGTAAACAGATTAGAAATATCATCAAGAGATTGTAAAGTTCCAATCGCCCATCCCGTGAACTCATCATGGAATACCTGTTGAATATCAATTTGAAACTCTCTGAATGTTCCTGAAGTTGGAATACCGGCAGAACCACCAGCAGCCACAGTCAAGATTTGACCGTTGCCATATCCAAAACCAGTATTTTTGATTTCAAAGTCAATAACACTAGATCCTTGACCAACAACAATATCAGCAGTGGCAGCCTGACCAGTTCCGCTAGAACTAGTGCTGTAAATCAGAGGAATATCACTATAGGAGAGAGGATCATCAAACACAACACTTGGAGGATTAGTTTGATTGTATCCAGACCCTGGATTTGTAATGGCGACGCTAACAATGTTACCACCACTAATTGCAGCAGTTCCAATAAATTCAATAGCAGGAGTTGTCAGAGAAGACGATGCAACTGCAACATTGACAACTGTTTGAACTCCAACTCTATATCCAGACCCGCTGTTTCCAATGCTGATGGAAGTAATTGTTCCAGCAGAAGAAACAACAGCAGTTCCACCGGCAGCAACGAGAGGTTGATATCCTAAACCTTCGGTTGAACCAACAGAAACAATTACGCCACCGAGAGGTAAATTGGATGTATTAGCATCACTGCTAATTGAAGTAGCAGTTCCAGTGAATCTGATAGATGTAATACCCGCATTTTCGTTGAGGGTATAATCGCGAGAAAGTCCTGGACCCTGGAAAATATCATTAATCAAAATGACCGCATTGTCTGTGGCAATTCCAGTTACATCTGAACCGTTTGATTTAAGATCAAAGTTTCTCTCTTCACCATTAAATTGTTCGGAAATAGTATCAAAGACATAGTTTTCGTGATAAGTTTCATTAGAACTATCTTGAATACCAGAACGTAAGAATGTTCTACCTTGGAAACTGGATGATGTAGAAATTCCAGTCCAATCTCTTTCATCAGGCGGATTAGTGCTTGTTCCAAGAGGAATGTTTCCAAATGGTGCTTCAGCAAACGTCAGCGTATTTTCTACAATGTTGTAGTTACCGATGACTTTTGTGACCAGAGCACCGGTTGAGTGACCAGCCAGTGAAGTTCCAAGTCGTTGTCTACGAACTCTGATTGTGTTGGTGCTTCCAATTCCAACACCCTCAATTCTAATAATTTCGTCACCGATCTTAATATGATCTCCACCAAAGAATGATGTAATTCCAGTAAACGTTAAGATGTCATCAGTAGTGAACGCTCTCTTAGCAAGTTCAGTTGTTGTTGCCGTGGAAACAACAGGTGATTGAATAATATTGTCAAGTGCAATGATACACTTACCATTCTGATTCTTGGCAACAAATCTATGAGATGTTCCGATACCAACAGTAGTGATTCCGATTACAGTAGGAACGGCCTTGAGAGCATTTGCCGCAGTTGCTGCTAACTTGACAGTATCCTCATTGACTTTGATAATGAATACTGAAGATGGAACTTTATCTGTTGTTCCAATTCCGACAAAGGTATCAGTTGTTTCAATACCAATTGCCTGGGTAGTTCCAGAACCTGCATGGACGTAAGATACTTCTTCACCAGTTACAAAGAAGTGATTTGGAACAATAATGGAGTTTTCAGATGCTTTAACGATGCTAGTATTATTTCCTTCAAAACTACGGTTGAAGATCTCGTTATTTCTATGAGTGAGGTTGAAAGATCTCTTGATTGATCTCTCCGTTCCTTCATAATCACCATTAAATGTTTCTATGACACCATTATCAAATTCTATTTGATCTTTATCATCATCTTGAATTCTGAAAGCATTCATGTACACCTTAACTTGAGTTGTGATGTCTGCGTTAGGTGTAAACATCAATTCAACATCTGTTTTGGCACTATTCATTTGTGCTCCAAACGTTCCTAGTCCAGAGACGGTTTCAGTGTTTCCATATTCGAGTAAGTAAGTTTGTTCTGTACCCAGATCAGCATTATGATCATCTAACAGAACTAATTCAGACATCTGATACGTATTATTTGTGGTATCAGAAACTTGAGCAACAAAATACGCAGCATCATAAACGGTTGGATATGTTCCAACTGTATGAATACCAGGGGAAGATGCAGAAGCAATTCCAGTCGTGCGAGCTTCTAATCTCGCATGTTTTAAATCACTGGTAGATACTCCAGAAACAGAGTCCGTGCTGATAGCAACTTGAATCGTATTAACTGTAGCGGCGATTCCTATGAAAGGAATAAAATCAACATTGAGAGTTGATCCAGATATGTTGGCATGATAACTACCAAATCCAGCGGCAACATAACCACCAAGGTTGGTAGTCAAATTACCATATTCGGTAATGTGAACATCAGTATCATCATGAACGATGTTCAGTTCATTCATTTCAAACTCATTATTTGGACCAGTGATATTTGCGAGAACTTTTGCAGATCTATATGTTGTTGCAAGTGAAACAATTGTTGTAGATGCAATACCAACACAACTTACACTACTTGTTTGAATTTTTGCAGGACCCAGTTGAGTTGATCCAATGCTCAATAAATTATCATCAAGATTATAAGAAATTGCAACGACATCGTAGTCATTAACTTTAAAATTGTTTGGATAGAATTCTAATTTTCCATCTGTTCCAACAATAGAGAAGTCAAATGATCCAAGAGGATAGACAGTAGATTCTGCAGCATATTGATTGATATATCCATTAGAATCATCATGAACCAAATCAACAATAACAACCTGTCTTTGCGCTACGAATCTCTTATCTCTAACATAAGTGATATACTTAATTGCACGTCTCTTATTCAGAGGCCATTGAGCTACAATACTGAAAGGTGTTGGACGTGGATTGCTATTGAACGATCCACTCATATCATCGATTGAAAGAACTCTGTTTCCTACAGATTCAAAGAAATCTGTCAGAATTCTACTGGAGAAAATCATCTCATTTGAGAATACTCCGCTTGCTCCAACCAAAGCATTTTCTTTTACAAGATCAAAATCAAAGACGCAGTGTGTATCAACAACTCCAATGATATCAGTTACAACTTGGAAATTGGTCAATGCAGTGGTTAATCCAACTGCCATTGAATTATTAGAAATTTCTCGGAAGGTAGCAGGAGTTTCTAGTTGATAATCAGAGAATTTTTTAAATCCTAAAGTATGATTCAAACTTCCAACAGCGTCTTCCCAGGTATCCAGAGGAACTCTGGACTTCAGAGAATATGAGAAGTTCTGATAGTAGAAACTATCTTGAACTCTTTGTAAATCATCATTAATAAATCCAGTATTATCTTGCCATCCACTCTCCACTCTAGAGGAAGCCTCAGTGCTTAAATCAGAGTCAAATGACGTGATAGTGGAAGCAATTCCTTGAGTATTAGAAGATCTTCCTTTGATAATAGAATCAAACGTAAAGGAAGCATTAGAAGAAATTTTAACGACCTCAATCTTTGGATTCCAATCTTCAACAACTCCAGTAATATTTCCTTGTTCGACAGTTTCTCCAACGAGGAAATCATTCTTCTTGAGTTTAACATCAAACAATGGGAAGAATTTTTCAGGAATAATTCTTCCGGCAGAATTAATGGTGTCATAAGCACCGGGGACCTTACCGTTTAAGAGTCCAGACAAACTAAAAGTAACAATTCCAATGCCACCAAGGTTTGGTTCAACCCCGGTCAGTTCAAACAATTTGTAATCATAGTTTGCAGAGTTGTATCCCTTTCCAGTAGATCCTACACCGACACTAATACCCTCAACAAGAACTTTGTTGCCAACTTCAAATGGGAAGGTATCACTACTACTAAATCCTTGAGATAAAGTAACAGAGACATCTTGAGTAATTGTATTAAATCCAACGGTGCTAATTCCAACACCATTAGTGTTGTTTACAGGAATAATTTTTGGTGTGACATTTGATATTCCAGTAGTATTCTTAAAGATGGTTACAAGAGGATCTCCGAGTTTAAATCTAAGATCAACATCATCGATTAATTGATCGGTTTTTCCATCAAACAGAAGCAATCCTGGTGCTTGAGTGTATCCTCTACCAATAGAAGTAATACCGATAGATTCAATCGAAGTTAAAGGATCAATACCAATAATTTGAACCAGACCAAGATTTGGTCTTACAGTTTTGTCTGATGGGAAATTGAATCCAATGTTATTGATCTTTGTTTTCTTGATAACACCGATATTTGTACTATCTGCTTCAACAATCGCATTTTTACCGACTGTAGTTGTGATTGTTGAGATCCCTGGTAATGAATAATAATTTCTTCCTGGGTTCTTAATGTCAAACTTCGCTATAGATCCATATGCATGTTCACAATCAGTGTCGTATGTCAATCTAGATGGAGCTGGAGTATAAGAGGTCTTTTCGGGGACTTCACTTATTGTGTAACTAAACTGAGTGCTCGATCCAATCGAAACAGTATGCTTACCATTGTATACACTTTCTCTTACTTTAATTTCATTATTTGAAGCAACTTCATTGTCAATAAAAATTTCATTTTTCTCTGTAGGAAGATCACTTTCAAATACTGGATCTAACTTGTAGAATATTTTAGTTGGTGTTTGCTCGTCAACGGATAAAGTTACTTTAGCATCCGTAGAAACTCCTGCTTTACCTACTCGCAGAACATTAAAGTTAGATCTTTCTGGGGATTTTTCCCAAGGTGTATTGAAGTTCTCATCAAGATAGAAATTCAGTTCAAATGCCGGATATCTAGTAGACAGTTTTGTATATGACAAACTTGTGTCTGTCAGATCAAATGTTGTAGTGGAATCGGTATAAAGTGTAATGGGTGGATTGACAGGATTAATTGTTCCTGCAGACGCACTTGTGACTCCAACAATTTCTGGTTTTAACTGTAGAGATTCATGATATGAATTTGCTAACTTGAATGTATTAGTATCAACTTTGATGATATAATACATTGCTTGATCACTAAGACCCGCAGAAGGTGTTGTCGCTGTGTGAATAATTTTTTGTCCTGTTACAAATCCATGGTTTGCAATAGTAAAGACATTGGTAGAAGTATTAACACCAGCAGCAGTAAATGACAGTGGGTCTATAACGAGCCTTCTGTTATAATCATTATATTTGATTGTTGAAACTCCAGTGTTGGATGGATTTACATCAACAAAAACTGAGTGATTACTATGAAGTCCATGGGAGGATGCCGTAGCAACAGTTACTTCAGATCTATCAACGTTAGCAGTAATTACGGAGTAATTGGTTTTTAAACTATGATAAACGCCAGTTCCAAATCCAGTAAAGAAGACCGTTGAAGATGTCTTTTCTGTGCTTGCAATACCGACAAACGTACCTGTTGTTCCCAGTCCAACACGAACTGTTGATAGTCCAATTAGATCAGAATTTAGTTTTGCAACGAACAGTGTCGTGGAATTAGATAAAGTAGTGATACCTGAGGCAGTATCGTGAAGAAGTTCAATGCCACTACCCGCATTAGGTGAATATGTTAATTGATCACCAGTTTCTAATCCATGATTTGGAATGTATACAGATCTGTTAGGAACAAAAACTTGAGTAACTCCGGCACCAGGATTTGAAATTGCTATAGTAGTTCCAACACCAACACCACCTGCAGTTCCGATCGCAACTGATTCAGTGGGGTTGAAGTAAAGTTGTCTATTTGCCTTGTAAGAATATGAAGTATTAAATCCTGCAGTTATCGAAATAGTGCGAGGATTTTGAGTTAGAACTGTGGTCACCGTATGTGCAGCACCAGTTGTTCCATCAATAGATCTTAAAACTCGTATTCTAGAAAGAGTATTATCAACATTTAGAATTCTTACTCTTTCTGATCCAACTGTTAAAATGTCATTTTCTCGGAAGTTTAAAAGATTTCCTGTTACATTGAAGAACGTAACAATACCAGTTACACCATCCGTACCAATCCCTGAGGAAGTTGTACCAAAACCAGCAACAGTGAGAGTATTTGTGGTAATTCCTGCCACATAAGACCCCTCAATTCTAGATGATGTTGTCGATACTCCAGAAACAACAATCAAGTTTTGATCTTGTAACTGGTGAGGATTATCAGCGATGAGCGTGTAGTTTCCTTTTAATCCTGGAGCTACTTCTAACCCTGTAATTGAACTTGTAGCAAAACTTACACTACTTACTTGTTTTCCTTTTACTCTAGATACTCTCGCATCGGCACCAGACCCTTGAGTCCCATTATTATCAAATACAATTTTATCACCAACTCGATACAGATCTCCACCAGTATTGATACCAATTGATTGAACGGTTCCCGGAGAAACTGCAGTAACATCAACTGTTTGATTTAAATCATTTGGTAACGGCAAATAACTATATCTAACGTCTCCCTCAATCAAGTTGAGAGGATCAGTATTTCTCAAGTACGTCGTTTCATTCAGATCAATGCTATCTTGATTAGAATTATTAGTAAAGTTAAATGGATTAGGAACAGATTTATAGTTTTCGCCAATCAAATATGGAAAAACTGGTCTTCTAAATCCAGAGAAAGATCCAGATGTATCTGAGGTTGAATCATTAACTGTGGCGAAGTATGCATAAGTTCCGTTGGGATACTCCGGAGTTATGCAGAATCTACCATTATTTTCATCAAGGAAAGTTTCATCGGTTACCTTGACAAAAGTATAATCCTCAATAAAGAATCCTGCAGGGAAACTAGACAATGACGGTCTATTTTCTTTTGTAGATGCTTCCTCCTTATAAGAGGATTTCATCTGAGCAATTGTTCCACCAGTTTTTGTTAGATAACCATATGGTCCATAAATTGGATTTCCATCATAAGCCCAACCAATAATTGGCGAGTGATCGGTTGAAGAAACTTCTGTACCGCTGACTTTCTTAAGATCTGGGTTACCATATAAAATTGAACCATCTTGATCCACTGAGAATACAACTTCTCTCAGATTTCTAGGAGCATATAAATGAGCGTATTGATTTCCATCTCTACCAGAGGTGATGTATCCATCATCACCAGTGAATTTTTCTAAGTTTCTTGCAAAGAGATTAAATCTCCAGTTCTGAAGATTTGAATTAAATACTGCTCCTGAACCTGTTGGTTCGATGCTTGCAGTGGTAGATCCTTGCAGATATCCAGTTCCACTTTCAAGAACATTCACTGATGTGATTTGCCCATTGGAAACAACAGGACACAGTACAGCTCCAATACCATCACCATCTATAGTAATATCGGGAGTAGAATTATACCCAGATCCTGCGTTCAATACAAGAACTTCAGCAACTTTTCCGTTGTTAACAACAACCTCTAGTTGTGCATTTTTACCAGTGACCAATTCAACATTTGGTTGCCTATCAAAATTGATTACTTCTGATGAACCATATCCTACACCTTTTGAATTTAGATGAACGGACGTTATCTCACCTCTGAATATTGGTTGAATTGTTGCCTCAAAAGTTTCTCCACCTATGGAGGATATTCCAATTCTTCCAGAAAGATTTACATTGATAGCATCATAATTAAATGAATGCGTGCCTACACCAGAATTTGAAAGATTTATGTATTGGTTTGTATTATAATAGAAATTGGTTGCGGTGCTGCCAAGACCAACACTACTTAATTTGAAATTATTTTCATCTTCTCTAGTAATAACATAACGACTTCCGTTTACTATACCACCCGCAGCAGTGCCTTGTGCAGTATATACAACAATTTCTCCAGATTGATAATCGTGATTTTCAATATTAATTGAATTGGAAGAAGTAACAATTCCTGCTGGATTTGTAGATCTTAATTTATTTTGATATCCTTCTCCAGAAGATATAACATTAACAGATTCAACTACTGATTTTTTATTATAAGATTGTAGGGAGTGTCTACCAAATCCATACGCTGTCAAAGAAATTGTATTAATACCAGCAATAGCATCCTCTAATTTATTATGAAGTTGAACAGTGGTGTTGTTTACTGTAGAGGCATAGTACACAGCATTAGTCGCTATGCCACCAACGCCACGCTGTCCTTCAGTTTTGTAAATAATCTGCTCAACATTTCTAAACTTGTGGAAAGTTCCAAAACCAATTGTGTTGTCAGTAAGATTTACATTAGATGAAGCAGATTCAGAATTAAAATTGACTGAGTGCTCAATCAATTTCATATTTACAGAAGCTCTAGCTCCAGTGCCATTACCACCAGTGATAGTGACAATTGGTGTATCAAGATAATCAAAACCAGAATCTTCTACTCGGATCTCTTCAAGAGAACCGGACACCGCAACATTTCCAGAAGCTCCAACGCCGATAGAATCTGAAATGTTTAATGTGGGTGGATCAATAATATCATAACCAGAACCACCTGAGATAACCTCTATATTTTCAATTCTACCGTGACGAACAACATCGGTAGATTTGTAATTTAAAATTTCTACACCATTAATTAAAATACCTGTGGTCCCAGGAACGGTGGGGTTAACTTTTTCTCCATCATCTACAGGTAAATCAATCTCTCTAAAAAGTTTTTGAGATTTAACTTCACTTAAACGCAATCTATACGGTGTTAACTTACAGTCAGTTACAGTTACACTATCATCAAGTGAAATAAATTTGTTATTAAATACATCTGTTTTACTTTTTGCAAGTTTAACTGTTGTTGAATTAACTCTACTAACGTAGTACAGTCCTTGATTTTGAGGAATCGTATCGCCAGGTAGTGTTCCTACGTCTGCCGAGAACAAAGATGACTTACAAACTCTTCTTGTGTCGGACGAACCTGTAGATACATTATTATAAGATTCAACTACAATCTGTGGAGTGTAGTAAACAGCATCGCCAGTGTAGAACCCATGATCATCTATAGTTGATATTGCAAATTCACTTCCAACAAAAGATCCTGAGAAAGTGGCAGTTCTATCCGTTGTATCAAGTGGTTGTGAATCATATGATGGAATTGATGAAGATGCAATTAAAAGTTTGTTTCCACTTGCATAAGTGTTTTGAACGTTTGTCTTATATTGAGACAGTGCAGCAAAAGTATTCGATACTCCTCTTAATATTCTTCTCTTAATAGTGTAAGTTAAAGAAACATTCAACGCACCTTGGCCTTTAATTACTAAAGATCTTGCTGACTTAGTGTCAATAACGGTCGTATTCTTTTCTACATTATCTGGACCAATGATGGAAGCAGAATCTCCGATCTTAAAATAATGATCTCTCTTCAGTGTTACAGTATATGTCTGGTCAGAGGCATCAATTAGTTCAACGCTAGAAACTTCATAAGTAGGTGCTACGTTATAAAACCAATTTCTACTCTTGAATGAATTATTAATTACACCTAAACTCTTAATTCTTGCAGTATCTCCTTTTGAATAAAAACGAGTGTTGTCTGGGTAGTTTGTTTGTGAGAGAACTGAATTAACTCTTACTTCAATAATTTCATTAGGATTCTTTACCGACAATCCATAGGCATATGTGTTAATACCAACGCTAGTTCCATCTTTGATGGTTCCTTCAATTAATGAACAACCAAAAAATTGATCGATTGATTTTGAAGTATATGAAACAACTCCTATGGTGGCGTCGCTGTATGTAACAGACAGTTCACCAGAGTGTGCGAATCCAACTGTAGAATCTACATTAAGGATTGTTGCTCCAGTAGAAACTTGATCAATTAAACTTGTTTTTGGGTGAACTGTAAATGCACCATAAGTTGCACCTTTAACACCAATATCTCTATTATACCCAGCATCAAAACTTAATTTGTAATATGTCTGTCCAATACCAGATATAACTTTTTCAACATAAGTTACTGGTGAATATGCTCTATCAATATTTAAATATGCATCCTGGAACAGAGTTGACTCTGTTAATTCTGTAGGATCCCCAGTAACAGCTTCGACAACAAGATCGTTGGTTACTTTATATAATGACTCGGAAGGTGTAAAAAGATAATCTCTAGGTTTTACAACTTCAACTCTTTCGTTATATAATGCTTTAAATAAAATCTCAAAAGATCTGTCCGTTCCCTTGGAACCATAAAAATCTTTTGCCTGTTTAATGAAGAGATTTTCGTTTAAATCACTTGAAAGAGATCTATCTTCAAATCCAGGAAGAATTTGAATCTTAGTTTTATGTAAAAATTGCTTTAGGAAGAGATCACTTAGATTATTAATCGTAGATCCTTTATCGTGATCTTGAGCATCAGTAACATCAAAAACCAATGACTCAGAGTCAATGTCACTCTTCAAAGAGGAAACACCACTAAATCCTCTAATACAACCAGTGAAGGTAGTTTTTGTTTTACCAGTGTAGGTGATAATCTCATCACCAATCTTCAAAAGTCCATAGGAATCAGGAAATCCATCAGTTCCTGTTCTAGATTTACCAATATCTACTTCAATCGTTTCTGAGTCAAATTCGAGATCAGAATATAAAATAACAGAATCTGTTAAATTAGTGGTCTCTTCTAATTTAATGTATTGATCAATGTTTTGTATGAGATCAATTGGTGCCCCTTTAAATTCTTGAGCCAGATAATATTGCTTTAAGAATTCAGAAACCAGAGGATAATCCTCCCTCACATATGAAGGAAGTTGATTCTGAACTACGTTGTTAATCTGTACTCTTTTTTGTGACATCTTATGCTAGTATCCTGGTTTTCTAATATTAGTATCCGTAACCACCGCCGCCGCCTGAACCGCCGCCTGAGGACCCTCCAGAGGGCGCTGAGGGCGTCGTGGGAGCACTGGATGTAGATCCAGTAGATCCTCCTGTTACTCCTCCTGTAGAGGTTGCCGCGGCCGCTCCTGTTCCTGTTGCGACTGTTGTCTGGAATCCTCCAGATTGTGTTGTAGTAGTGCTCACTTCGTCTCTACCACCAGATCTGACCAAAGTACCATTCGGATAACTTGAGGATACAGTATATGTAGATGCTGACGGATCAAGTCCAGATGCGATATCATCAACCACAGGTTCAAAATTACTATTAGTAATATCTAGTTGCAAATACAAATCTTGTAATCCAACAACATCATTTGAACTTGGTGATGCTGCAATCTCAATAATCGTTTGACCGTCTTTAATTTTTCCAGATATGATGTTAATTGGGTTCAGAGTGATGATTCCTCTCTGATAATCAATTTTTCCAACATTTCTTCTTACGATAGTGGGTGAGTTGGAATTTACTGAAGGTAAAGTGAATAAGAACAATGATCCGGACAATCGATCAGTGTTTGGTAAGTCACTGAGATAAACTGGTTCATTAATTCCAACAATTCTGAATGCAGAGGTCTTAATGTTATATCCATCAGGATCCTTCACATGCATTGCATTACCAAATCCGATTGAATACTCTGCAAATGCGTTTAGAGCGACTCTAAGGTCTCTTCTCATATTTACAGTAGTAATATTAGAGGTGATTGCATCACTACTATCATCAATAATCTTCAAAAACTTACTGTACTTGAATCTAGCACCATATCTGTTTAATTCAGTTGATTCAGAGTACTTATTTGCATTAGTTTGAACAATTGTAGAAACTGCAGCACTTGAAGATGCAAAATTTGTGTTATAATAGACCTTAGTATCAACTTCGATGAACAAATACTTAAGATCAAGTATTTCTGGAACAATTCCTGCAACAGCATACTTTTTCAACTTCATTTTGATGTTTTCTTTCGTAAGGTTCGGAAGAAAATCACCAGTTCTTGGTTTAATGCTGATAAACACCTTTCCGTATTGTGGCGGTACAAGTTCTTCGCCACCAAAAACAGAAATTGACTCAGTTTCTGGATAAATCTTGGTTGGAATCAAAGATTCGTAATCATTTGCTGTCAGAGCTCTGTTTTGAGAAGCATAAACCCTAGGAGCAAACTTTTTAATCGATTCTACCGATTCAATGCTCTCGCCGCCAGTAGAAATGATTCCAGTATTGAGTAATGATATTCCAGAGGTTACCGTATATTCAATACTGTTACGTGTATATGTAATTCTACCAGAATATGAGAACTGACTTACTCCATTTGCACTATCACCATTAGAAACGATGTAATTTGCGGTTATATAATTTCCTTCTTCTAATGCTTGACCAAAAACTCCGTCTCCGAAGAAAAGTTCATATCTTTCGTTCTCAATTTCTTGTAAAAAATACACTTTTGAGGAAGAACCAAGTTCAAAGAGGTCATCCTGAGCACTATATTTGACTTTTTGGGTCGAAGATTGCGAACTTTGGACAGTAACTCTCAATAATGCAGTGTCAATACCGGAATTTGGTAAAATATACTTCTGATTTGGGTTTCTAGAACTGTAAGTGAAGTTTGAAGTCAGTAAAGTGCCTTCATAAATGGGAATATCTGTAAAATTAGCAATTCCGTTGACTACTGGAACGGTAATATCTTCAGAAATCGAGAAAACGAACGATTGAGAACCAAAACTACCTTGTGTAGAGGCAACCGGACCTGCTTTTAGGGTCAAATTGACTGGTGAAGGTGTAATTTCTGACGTATCTACGAAAAATGAGATCGTTGAATATGAAGCTTTGCGTGATCTAGGGGTATATCCGATATTTCTGGCAAGTGCAACCACATTTTCTCGTAAAGTTGCACTATCAATGAACACTTCATTAGCGACCATGTTCGCATTGTATGAAGTGATGTAGGTATTGTATGCCAAAACGTCTAAAATAGACGAAAGGTTAGATCCATCAAAGTCATAATCGGTAAATTCCGAGTTTGACTTAAGATAATCTCTTAGAGTTGTCTTTACTTGATTAAAATCAAGGTTTGAAAAGTTGACTAGTGGCATTGTTACCTAGTTGATTGCAAAACGAATTCTAATTGTTGACCTGGAACATCAGCTCCAATGATTGTATATGTTATAACAACATCAAATGCATTATTATCGTAGTCAGGAAATGCTTTAACGTCCTGTAAGTCAACTCGTGGTTCAAAATTATTAATGGATTCTTTAATCTGATCAACAATGACAGTAGCACTTAAGTCATTTACGTTGTCAAATAACGTTTCGGAGATATTAGATCCAAAACTTTCATTAAAGAACTTCTCACCAGGAAGGGTAAATACGATATTTCTAATAGAACGTGCAATGGCGTTCTCATTTTTAAGCGCAATCAGGTCGCCGTTCAGGGGATTTTCCTGAAACGACATACTAACATCCTTAAAACCCTGACTTACCCTTTCTAGTGGCACTAAAATATAGCAATTATGTATTATTTATCAATGATTTAGATCAAAATTCGTTGAGAATCGTCGGTTCAATTACTTCGAGATCATCGGAAACTTCAAAAATTTCAGTTTCTTTCAAAGAATCACGTTTTTTAGGTGTTAATTTGTCATTTGAAATTTCACGAAGCATTTTTTGATGCTGATCGTTAGCTAAGTTGTCTAAAAAATCGTTCATTTTTCTAAAATTCGGCAATCGGTGGATTTTCTTCGCTATTTTTACGCTCTTTTGCAGTTTTCCAGAAATAATTTTCGTCAT